ATTCATTAGTTGTAGAAGCAGCCGCAACTGAATCTACTACTATTGTTACTATTTTATCTTTGGAAGTTTCTCTAACTTTCTCAATGATAGTTTCTGTGAAATCAAAGATTTGTTCAACCGAATCTGCTGATACATAAAGTAATTTAGAAACGTCAACACCGATTGCTTCTAAAAAATCTCTACTTACTGCAGTCTCTGTATCAATAAGAACAGCAACACCACCTTGCTTTTGTGTTTCGGCAAGGAGGTGGGCTGATACTAATGATTTTCCTGATTGTTCTAATCCTGTTATTTCAGTTATTCTACCAACAGGTAAACCACCATAAGGACGATTGGAAACTGCCACATCTAACATAGCACATCCAGTCGATATCCACCCATCTACATTTGTAGGAGCTTCATCTTCATTAAGAAAAAATGCTACTTTTTGGTCTTTGGATTGTTTATTCAGTTCACCCGCTAGGATGTCTGCAAGATCCAGTTCTTTTACTTTCTTTTTCGCCATTAAATTGGTTTTTATTTGTTAAACAAGTCATCAAATGCAGCTGCAACTTCATCAGTTTTCTGAGGTGCGTTAATTTCTGCTTTTGGTTCAGTTGGTTGTGTTGTAGGAGCTGGTGCAGCTTTTGGTTGAGCTAATCCTGCTGATACAGGTTTAGTTTCACCTTCTGCGTTTGGATTTAACCAACCTTCTAATACTGATTTTAATTCATCATAAGATAATTCAGAATATAAATCTGTAATTTCAGTTTGTCCTTCCAATAAACCTTGAACTTTTGATTCATCTGCCGTGATTGGAGATGTACTTGGTTTAACTCTAATAGTAGTAGTTGGATAACTCGTACCAGCTTCATCAGCTGATTTGTATTCGATTGTTAAATCTCTACCACTTGTCGGGTCTGTGATATCACCATAGTCTGGGTCAGCAATGTATCCAAGAATTTCTTGATATACAGTTTTACCAAATCCCCAAAAACGGATTCCTTCACCTTCTTCACCTCTTACAATAACAGGTACAAAAGTACGAAGTTTTGGCTCCATAGCTTTCGCTGCTTTCCAATCTTCTTTGTCACCCATTCTTTTTAGTTTATCCGCAAACTCTACAATAGGGTCTGGTCTACCAAATGATTGTGGTGATAAATAAGTTTTGTTGTTAATGTTATAGTGAAAATACAATTCGATAAATGGATTGTCCTTGTCGAATTGGTAAGGAGCGATTCTGACTGTATGTTTACCAGGAGTTGGTTTCCATAGGTTATCAGATTTCCTTTGCGTGTTTTGTAGTTTGTTCAGTCTACCTCTGATTGCGTTAATGTCTAATGCCATCTTGTTTAAATTTAATTGTTAATTATTAATTGTTTAAGTTTAATTTTTGAGTGCTAAACTAGTAACACTCGGTGTACCTATAAGTATAAGATTTACCGATTTTCTTACACTTTTTTTGTTAAAGTTATTAACTATTTTGCCCATTTACCAGAAGAAACTAATTGTGCAATTATACCATAAACTGATAAGTCTTGAAACGTATCTTCACACGATTCTCCGATGTTATCTTGTTTACCCAAAACTACTAATTGTTTCAACCTTTGAATTTTATCATTCATTCTAAACCAAAGACCTGTAAGGGATACTTTCTTCTCTTGTTCTGTTTCTAAATTAGAACCAACAGAAATATTATCTGGTCCATAGTTAGATTGTTTTAAACAAAACAATTCATATTGAGTGAACATTATTCTTTTGAATTCTGCTGTCATCTCAGGCCATTGCTTTTCCATTTCTAAAACAACCTCTGGATTATCAAATTTGATAATTTGATCGTATTCAGGTTCTTTTTCAACTTTAGGTTTTACTATGATTGGATTAAAATTGTGATTTTTTGATTTTGTACTAAGTACTTTTTTTCCTGCCATTTATATTTTATTTAGGTTAAACTTTCATTTGTTATACAAATATACGAAAAGATTTTTATATATCCAAGTCTTTTTTAATTTATTTTAAAAATACTTTTGAATATGACAGTCTATTTCGTTATCTTTGATGTAAAGATACGAAAAATAAATGGATTAACCTAATGAAAAGTGAATTATTTTTTATTAAATTCGATTACCTCGAAGATTCTTGTAGAAATTTTCTTAGTTCCTTCTACATTGGTAACGATGATTGAGTTTTTGAATTTATCCCAATCGATAGAAAACTTTTTATCTAAAACACCATTATTCTCTTCCTTAACCAATTCGTTTAAGGCATTAATAGTATAAAGAGTATTAGATTGTTTCTTTCTGTGAACTAGTATAGTATTAGGTAGTGGACTTGATGGAGTATAGTGAGTATCTATATTATATGTAACAAATAGTTCTTCTAGGTTTGCTTTATTCTGTAAAACATAGATATAGTTATATACTATATGATATCTTTCACGAATTTCTTGTAAGGTGTTTTTTAATTCTTCCTTATTTGTAAATGTACACAATAGTTGTGTTTGCATAACCGTCCCCTAATAATTGTTCCTATATAAATATAAGAAAGTAAAACCAAAGGTCAGTTATGTGATATATCACCAATTAGAGGTTTCTATTTAGAGTCAAAACAATCTTTCATATCATCAGACCATTGATATACAGTTTGAAGTTTACCAGTTTTACCAGTTTTGGTTCTCATTACCTTTTGACCAACTTCTATTTTTCTACCATCGGTAGTTATAGCAAATACCATTCTCTTACCACCAGTAGTTTTTCCTTTTTGTGAACCACGATTTCCTACTTGTTCTTCAAGAGCTCCTACTTCAAAACGAGATATAAAATCATTTTTACTTTCAACATTACCTCCTAAACATCCTTTTAAGGTTTCACCATCAACTGCAAGTCCTCCATGATTAGTTTCGAACATACCAGGATATTTATGTACTCCTGTTTGTGAATTAGGGTTTACTGCTTCTAAATGAAATTGTTTAAAAACAGTTGAACCTTCTAAATATGTTCCTAAACCAACATCCTTACCACCCACTTTTACAGTCTGATTATCTTGTTCTGTAATAAAATCTCGTTGTACTTGTAATGTTCTATTTCTAATATCTTCTAATTTAGAAAATATATCAGGTGCACCTCTTTCTATAAATCTACTATTTAGTCTTTCCATTAAGGTTACTTGGTCCTCAGTTGGTTCAACCTCTTTATTATCATCAGCCATAAATTTAAAAAATGCAGTAAGTGCTTCTGCATCTGTTGCATCTTTTGAAGATACACCATCTGGTAGATATTTTGATATACTCTTAGTAACTACACCATCTTTACTTTTAACACCAGCACTTTTACCATGGTCAATCCCACCGAATTTAGATAAAGTTGCATTACCATCTTCACTACCATCTGCATTTGTATTGTTTTTTACACTTTTAACGGCATCATTAATATCAATATTTTCTAGGAAGAATTTAGCTGGTGCAACTCCTACTTCTTTTAATTCTGATTCTATTTCTTTATTTTTTTCTACTAACTCTTCTTGGTCTTTTTTTAGTTTATCACCTTGTTCTTTTGTTAGGTTACCATCACTAACTAACTTATCAATATTTTCTTCATTAGCTTTTGCTTCTGCTTTTAAACTTGATTGTGCAACAATTGCAGATGTACTATCTTTATCAGAATGGAATAAAAGAATCGCTTTATTAGAATCTTTATCAAATACTAAACTTGCAGTATCCGATGGGTTATCTCCACCACCACCTGACCTAATTAGTTGTTCAGCTTCTTCTTGTGATATTTCTTCTCCATTTGGACCAATAACTTGTTTATCCTTAATATCGTTAACCATTGCATCAAATGATGATGAATGTCCATAGTAGTTTTCTATTTTTGAATTTTTGAATCCTCGTTTTTGAGCAGATGCAACACACTTTGTATGTTTTCTTCTTCCACTCCTTGCAGCTAATAATAGTTTACTATATAATCCTTTATTTTCACCTTCAGGTATTTCTGATGTTTTAACTCCAGTTGCAAGTCCATTACCTGTATTTCCGTTTTTTCCTTTACTATTAAATAAAGGGGTATTACCAAATCTGTCTTTTAATACTTTAATTAGTTGTTTATCAGATAAATTTGGGTCTTCTTCTAACATCTGTGCAACTTCTCCAGATACAACTTCATTTAATAATGAACCTGCATTACCTGGTGCTGGTTTAAATATTACATTACCATTCTTATCAACAATCTCTTTAAATCCATATTTAAATGCTTGATTCTTAACTTCGCTATCACCACCTCTATCTATTACTTCTGAACGAGATACTGGAGAGTTTTCTAAATTCGATGTAGAAATATCATCTCCTTTATTTTTCTTATCTACTCTTGCTTTAAGTTCTTCAGCATTCTTTGCAAAATCAGAACCAGGTTTTACTGCACTACCTTGTGTAGTTTGAGTATCATCAGTAGTATCAGTTGAATTTCCTTTTGGAGAATCAATTTTTTTCTGAGTTCCTTGAGAACCAACTTCTTTATTTATTGCATCTCTTTCAGGTGTTCCTTCAGCGGGCAACGCTTTTTCTGCAGCTATTCTACCCGGTGAATCTTTTTTAGTTGTTAGAAGATTTCCAAGAATACCTTCTGTATCGTTACCATTTTTATCTCTATATCTAATGGTTCTATTAAGAACTGGATTTTTGAATTTTCGTTCATCTTCTGTAAGAAATTCAAATATTCTTTGTTTTGCATCAAATTCACCCCATTCTGTAAGAATTTCTGACATGATTGATTGGTGTTCTCTATCATGTATATTAGGAATACCTACTCTAAAAGAAAGTTCGTGTACTAGTCTGTGTATAAGTTTAGTGTGATGCATCTATAGTATAAATATTAGTTTGAACAAGTTACCTCATATTCTTCCCAACCTTTAGTTGGTTTTTGATTTGGAAATACAAATTTTCTACAATTACCATCATTTTCAAAGTAAATATGTTTAGTCATAACACTAGGAACTGCTGCTCCTGTTGGTAAAACTTCATATCCATCATTGAATATTAATTCAACTGTAATTGTTAAATTTTGTTCGTCATCCCATATTCTCTCTTCTTGTTCTAACATTCTCCATTCACCTCTGTTTAAATCTTGTTGTTGTAATGCACAATTTAGATATGCAAAAGTTCCATATAGATTTTCTTGGGTATCTGAAAATGTTGCCGCTGGTGCAAGATGACCTTTATCCCATTGATTACGATAGTAATCATGTTTGTTTGATGTAACAACTCCTGGCACAAGGTGGAAATCCATATTTCCTCTATCTACATTTTTAGGTCTGTTTGTTGAAGTATAAATTAATTTTATTGGTTGTTCCAATATTTCGTTATACCACACCTCAAATACTTCAGTTTCGATGTGAACGTTTTCCCTTAAATCTTGAGCGATTATATCAGGAGTACCACAACCCATAAAGAGTAGTGATATTAATAGGAATTTTAAATATTTCATGTTTTTTATTAAGTAGTTCTCTAAGTAGTATATAAATATATGATTATTTAGATTATAGTTTTTTTAAACTGTCGTAATCTATGTTTTGGGTTAACCCATTCATTAAATTCAGATATATCCAAATCTAATTTATGTTTATTTAAAAACTTAGTTATCTTTTTTTTATCACCAGAATATATGTCTTCATACCAATCTATTTCTATATTCAGTTCTTTTGATAATATTTCTAAATTGTTTTTTGACCTTCCCATCCATTTTTTCCAAAAATTTAAGTCGTAAATTTCTTCACCATATTTTAAAGTTTCTTTATAGGTATATTTTTTATGCCATTGTTTTTTCTTACTATTATTTATTTGATATGAATAACTTTCTGCAGCTTCATTTGTGTTTTTTCTTGATAAAAGTATTATTTTATCAAATAGTTTTGAATAATTTTTATAAAATTCTATTACATTATCAAAAAGTAAGCTTTTCAAAACATGATTTGAAGGATGAAAAATAAGAGATTTTACAATTACATTATTTTCCGGTATATGATTATAGTTTATATTTTCCCAAATACCCTCATTAAATGGTTCTCCCATTTTAGTTAGATTCAAACAAGTACCAATAGATTTCAGTAATTGAGTTGAACCGGAACGAGGAATAGCTACTATTAAAATTTTCATACCTTAAACTTCTCCATAATGATTACCCCAATCTGCTTTGACAGGAAATCCATAACTTTCGAGAACGGATTTAATTAATTTAATAGTTTCTACCTCAGTTTCATCGAACTCGAATAAGAATGAATCATATGTGTATAATATAGGAAGTGGAAGTCCTTTCTTTCTTAACCCATCCATTACCTCAATATTAAATTCAGTTTCAGTCGCTTGTAAAATATAGTTAAAGAACTTTTGAGCATTTGGTTTCTCAATCCATCCTAACGGAATCTTTCTTCCTTTAGGTGTTTGGATGTAACCATTTTTAACTGCCCCATCTTGCATCTTTCTAATAAACTTATCTACTTTGTCGAAGAAGGGTATTTTTCTATCTTCATCCGTTACTCCACCATATAGAATTCTAAACGTCCTTCCTTTAGATTCCCCATAATCACAACCATATTGGTCTGCTAACCATTGATGAACCGAAGTATCGGGTAGTTTGTATTTAATCAACTTACCAATAATCCTAACATGGTATGCATCGTAATCAAATTGTAAGAACATCTTTCCTTTTCTTGGAATAAATACATCCCTACTCCCATCGGATTTGTTTAATGCACCAAAGTTAATACCCCCATGACGATTGGAAGGTCTTGAAGTAATCGTGTATGGATTGTACTCTGTGTACACGTTATCTCCTTTAAGTTGTTTATCATTGGAAGACCATCTATCAATAAATTTTTTCCTATCGACATTAATCCCTTTTCTCTCGATATCTGAAAGAAGAGGAATCATCGTTTCATCCACCCAATTGTTTGTATGAGATAGTTCCCATTCACCAACAATACCTCGTAGCACCTCTCCCCACTTCATTATAGGAAGAGTAGTACCTAAGTCATCACGTAACCCCATTCGATAGTGAAAGTTCGTTAGAGGTTCTAATTTTGATTGTATATCATATAATTGGAACTTCTCAAAGAATAATGAAGTTTGTATATCTTTTATATTTTTTACATCAATATCCGTTTGAAGGAAACCTTTTTTATCCCATATCCATTTATCTTGATTCGAGGTTGATAAATCTATTTCTAGCTTTTCACAATCATTATGGTTGAATGGAAGTATATAATCAATAGGAAGATATCCATCATCGGTTTCTTCATCACGAAATCGGACATACAAAAATGACAACCCATTATTCATAGGATGTCTATCCAAATCTTCCCAAATCGGAATAATCTTAGATTCTTCGTTATTCCAATATTCAAGAAATTGTTCTTTCTCTTTATTAGTTTCTACTATAATCATGCAGTAACTCCAGCATTATGTTCTAATAGGATTAGTTCGGCAGATTCTTCATCTACATAACCACTTCCATCGATATCGATTAAGTGTCCTACATAATACATTCCATCTTGTTGTTTTAATTCTGTTTTATTCATAATAGTACTAATATACAAAATTTATTTGTAATATCCTAATTATTTTTTATTAATATGCTTGTTTAATTATGTAATTGAAAAGTGCTCCACAATCATCATCTTCATCTACAAGATTTTCCGTAACTTCGAAGTAATCTGGTAGTATTTGTTGTAATCCTTCAAAATCTACTTTTTGCCAATATCCAAATCTAAGTGTTAATGCATTTCTATCATATCCGATTTCAAAATCAGATGAACCATACCACTCTCTAATCTCTTTAAATTTTTTATATCCTATTCTCATGCTGCAAATTCTTTTTGAATTAAACTCTCCAACTCTTTACTATCCAATACTATTGGTTTAATGAACTCAACATCATGTTCAATATATTCATACTTATGATGTTCATTAGATTGATTAGATATCATCTCCCTAAGATGATTTTTTAACTCATCAGAGTACAATATTGTATCCGAATCAATTACTATTTGAAATTCTTGCCCGCCTTTTGGTTTCCAATAAGGAATTTTAGTATCTGAATAATTTTCGAAATACTGAGCCATTACTTTTACTGTACAATTCATAAGTGTCCACCTGTTTTTAATTCATCACATTCGTATCTATATTCTGAATCTGAAGTTTTATCAGTCATACCATCATAATCATTTACACCTGAACCATATTGATATTCTGTATTACTTATTTTTTCATCAATATCATCTGCCCACGTATCTTCTATTTCAATTAAATATTCTGATATATCCTCTTCTTTTATGTTGTTTGGTATTTCTACTTCTACTTCTGCGTATTTGTGATATACACTTCTTTGTTGGATTGTTACTTTCATAATTTTTATTTTAAAGGTTTATGATAATACTAATGAACATCTTTCATATTCTTTCTTACTCATGTAAGTTTTGTTCATCTCTAAAAATGAACCATTATATTTTTCATTCATGATTTCTACTTGTTTAGCATAATCAGGATTGTTGATATTTGATTTGTACTCATTATACTGATTTAACCAATATTCAACAGAACCCCATTGTGGTTTGTTGTCAATGAAGATATAAGAAGGAAAGTATTTCAATTCCATACCTTTATCAGTACACAAAGTATCTTCTCTGTATTCGTATATATCTTCCATACCATTAAAGTTACCACCTTGTAAGATGTGTTTCCATTTAGATATTTCTTTGAAAGTTTCATAATCTACTTCTGAACCATCTTTATTACAAACACTTACTCTTGTAGAAGAACCACCACTATATACATCAGAACCAGCCCATACCTTAAGTTCAGGATAATTCTTTTTAACAAATTGTTTGATTACAGTAGCACAATTCTTTGCACTCATGTGGATATATTTCTCAAGGTTACCTCCCCAAGTTTGTTCTCTATAAGAATTAAGGGGTAATTGGAACTCTTGATTGTTTAACGAAAATTTTAATTTTTTACTCATTTTAATTGTTTTAAGGTTTACTATTTATCTCTCTATTACATACGTAATATACGACTTTTTTTTGGATTGCGCAAGCTTTTTCTCAATTATTTTAAAATTGTCCATCATCTTCAAATGATACTAATTCTGATTCAGTATATTTGTATGTTACTGATAACGTTGGATTGAATACTGTTTGATATCCACTTTTGTTGTAAATACTATTAGTGAAGTTACTAATAACTGTATCCATAAAGTCTTTCAACATATAAGTTCCATCAGAAGAACCGAATCCATGTCCTTCATCCCAATCAGAACTCCACTCTTCAACGATTTGAGTTGCGATATCTGATAATTCGGAAAATTGGATTTGTTCTTTTGAGAACATACTAGCAAAAGATGGAATTCTAATTGCTCTATCGATAAGTGATTGGGGTTGTACTAAGTAATTCATATATTTTAAGTTTTAAGGTTTATATCTTGGGGATACTTCCCCACTCATTTACTATGTAAATATACGAAAAAAAATTGGAATAAACAAGCTTTTTCTTACTTATTTTTTATAAAATTGTAATAAATTTGGTAAGTATAATTTTAAATTTGGGATATCATATGAACACAAGCTAATTGCAATACGATTTGATTCAGAAACTGCTTTATCAATTACATTTCCGGTAGAGTCATATCTTTGTTCTGTTGGTCCTGTTACTCTCCATCTTAATGATACTCCCACATAATATGGTTTTTTCTTATATTTTCCATAGTTGACTTTAGTAACCTCATATATAGGAGAACCTTTATCATTTGTTTTTTGTATAAAGTATCTTTTAATAAAACCTCGATTATAATCCCTTTCAGTTGGGACAGGAATATGAGCATCGATATCAAATCGTACTCTTGTTTTATTTTTACTAATTTTTTTATATCTGTTGATATCCATAATTACTAGCTAAGATTTTTAGATTCGTCTGCTTCCTCTTGTGTTCCTGTTTTAGTATTTTCCTTTAGAGGACCTGTACCACGAACTAGATTTCTTAGTTGTCCTTCAATTTTAGTACTCCATAAATTTTGTTCGATACTATGTGCAACATTTACTACTTGGAATACTTTGTTTTTATATTTAGTAGGTAAATCTAATATAGAAAATGTATCACCTACTCTAATTCCACTAACTCCATGTATCGTAAAATTGAATTTAATAGGAAGTAATGGAACATTGAGAGTAGAAGTAGTACCAGATGATTCACTTAGTTCTCCATCAACGGAACATGTACCTTCATTTAATTGTTGTAATTTTTTTAACACATTAGAATCTGCCCATGAACCCACTAAAACAATTTGATCTAATGATACAGTATCAAACCCATCAGGACCCAAATTATCAACAACATCCATATCAGCATCTCTATCTTGTGGTTTTGGAATTACTAATGCATTATTTGCAAAAAACTCATAGTTTGATTTCTTTTCTTTTGCTTCAGCTTCTTCTTCTGGAGTATCTTTTAGTCCAACTCTTTCCATTGATGAATCAATATGAGATGATACTCCATCTTTTAATTTTTCCCAATTACTTCTGTTATCAGCTTCTTCTTGTTCTTTTTTCTCTGCTGCAATTTTTGCATCAGTTGTCATTGCTAATTGAACAGAATTTAGTGCTTCAAGTACCGTATCCTTTTTATCACTAAATAAACCTTTAAAATCAACTTCCTTATCTTCTGCATTTGGATTTTTAGGTGCATTAGCTAATTTCCTTGCAGTTGCCTGTGATTTCATAGGTCCTGTCATCTCAAAGTTTAATTCACATGATAAAAATGGAGATGCTGCTCCTCTTGATTGGAATCCAGCAAGTCCTACTCCTTTAGCTTCTGTCATTCTTCCTCCAAATCCTGCATCAATTATCTGTAGTTCTTCTTGTCCTTTTGGTCCGGGATTATTATTTTTTTTCCAATTATAATATGGATCTGAATCACTTGGTCCTCCTGGAGAATATATTTTTGTATGTCCTCTAACTACTATTTGAAAATTCCAATAAAGATTTGTAGCAGCACTTAATCCATTTAATAAATCATAATATACATCTTTAGTAACTAACCCATTTTTATTCATAGTATCACAAAAGAAATCGAAATTAATATATAAATCTCTAAGAAATCCCCATTCACCTGCATCTGCTACTTGATTTCCATACGTATTATCAAAACAAGCCTGGTCTTCAAAATTTAAAGGTTTAGTACATGGAAAATAATGTGATTCAGTAAGATTGGGTTCGTATGTTTGAGGATGTAAATTTTTGATTAATACATCACCTTTATCACTTTCTTCTGCTAACTCGTATTTCTTTTGACCTGAAGGTGATTCTGTTATGGGACTTTCTCGGGTATTTTTTGAATCTAACGGAGGTAATACCGAACTAAGCTTAGTTTTTTTACTAAGTGCACCAATTACATCAAACATAGGTGCAGTTTTATTGGGAATATATAAATAATCAGAATTAGTAGAAAACATATTTTTATGAGCTCTACAAATTGTATTATACCATTGTACAGTTCCTCCAGATTTAGATTCATTAGGACAATCTCCTATTTGAAGAGCATCTGTATTTACATTATCCTGTAAATCTAAAATATGAAATGCAAGTGCACATCTAATATATCTTTTATCTGAAAACAACGGAACATCCGATTCTATTACAATAGGGTCACCATCATCTTTATTTTGTGAATTAAGTGTTGCTCCACCAGACATTTGTTTTCTTAAATCATCTATGATTTCTTTATCCATGTTAAGAAAGTTTGAGGCATCTAGCATCCAACTATCCTTCTTTGCCGCTTCTTTGTAGAGTTTAGTTATTCTTTTATGTGAAGGTAAATCGTTAAACATTTGTCTAAATAGAGATGTTCCTACTGGAAGGTCTTCATTATCTAATTCATGTTGTTTATATGTTAGTCCTGATTGAATATTGGATTTTCCGTTTGATATTCCTTTATGATGTTGTAAATATGCTGGTATTTCACCAATTGCAGTTAATTCTACACTTACTTCAAAGGTTTCATTATCGCCATATGTCATTCCGCCACCTGTAATTGTTCCTAGTACGGCATCATACATACCATGTGCATTTGTTCTTTTCTGTTGAATATGTCTTAAGTTATTATAAGCTACTATTGAACATTTATCCATTGTAGCTTTTTCTTTATAACTTATACTAGTATTTTCTCCCCATTCTACTAAAACCATATTTCCTGGTTCTAAAAAGTATTTAAGTACTTCCGTAGCTTGTCCTGAAGAATAACATATAATTGTAAATGATGATTTTTTACTTAATCCTTCATTACCTTGTGATATTGAAACTGAACTTATTATTGGAGAAGGTCTAAGTCCTCTAGAATCATTTTCTGCATATTTTGATGTTGCTTGACCTCCTGGATATTCAACTCCTATCCTACCACTTTTACCTGTATCACCATACCTTGTTGCGAATGAATCATTTGTTGGAGATGATTCCATTGTTAAAAAATTATCAAGACAAGATGTTACTCTAATCCAAGGCATAGCTTCTGATGCACGAACATTACTGCTAGCTTTTGCTTTGATGGTATCAAATATTCTTTTATCTATATTACCTAGTTGTGGAAACGACATAAAACCTATTATTTTTTAAAATTCTGTACTATACTCAAATAGTTAACTGGTACTCTCAATGTTGTTCCATCTGGAACAGAAAGTGAACCATCATGTATATTGTTAGCAGTTGCTATAATCCACCACAACGATACATCGGAATAAAATTGATGTGCTAAACTATCTAATCTATCTCCTTGTTGTGTTACAATATATATATCGTTATCAGATAATGGTATATTTGGATATATTCGAGAACGATAAACTACTCTACCATCATCTAATTTTTTTGAACTATTATTTTCGTATCTACTTGCCATAATTTATCTTTTCCAGTTCGCTAATGATGGGTTTTTTGCAATTAAATCATCCAATTCTTTAGTTTTTATCATACCAAGTTGTTCACCAGCTGAATTAATTACTGCATAGTTTACTTCTGCATAAGTTTGATCTGGATTTATAGTGTATTTAATATATACATCACCAGGATTATCAGGCCATGGTTCATCAGGACTAAAACCTAAGAGAATATAATCAGATGGTACTTGACTTTTTGGTATTATTTGTACATCTTTATGGTAAAATCTATTGTTTGTAAACTTTTTAGATTGTGCTTCTGTTAACTGTTTCTTTGTTTCCATTTCTTTAGATGCAACAAGTGGAGATTTACCATCCAATTTATCCGCAGATGCTCCTTGACCTGCTACTGGATCCGTAATTCCTTTTCCTTTATCAGCAATACTTTGTTTTACATCTTTAGCTTTATCTTTTAAACTTTTAAGTGCACCTTTTGCTGCAGATTTTGCATTACCAAATGCAGAACTTCCTTTTCCTGTTAATACAGTAACTGATGATTGTCTTTTCTTTGTTTCTTTAACTATAGGGGTTTCAGTAGCCGTACCACCTCTATTTTTTGCCTCTAAATCTATTGCATCTTTATCCTCTGTACGTTTTTTATTTATAGCCTCAACAGCTGCTTTAGAAATTTCCATATCATATAATCTATCTTCTGCTCCTACTGATTCTATAAACTTCATAGAAAGTGCAACATCTATAGTTTTTGGTAAATATCCAATACTACCATCTATTTCCCAATTTGATTCATCAGGTATTGTATAAGTTAATGAATCTACAAGAACTTCTCTATCTACATACATATCACCCAATCTAAATGTTATAATAGGAGGAGTTGTTAATCCTGAACCAATAGTGGGATATGTATATGATGTTAATATTTTTAATTTTTCCCATATAATACCTAATTCAGTAGGAGATGCTGCCATTAATTTAAGATTAAAAGCTAAACTTCTCTCAACACCATCATATATGTGAAATGAATATGGATTACCTACAAATTTATTAGCACTCCAAGAAGGAGTAGATGTTTCCGTTAAACCACTAATTGTAGCTCTAAATACAACAGGCTTTTCTGCACCTATTTTTTTAAACCACAATGGAATAAAGTCTTTGAATTCTTTTTCACCAGATTTCATGAAAGCATTATCTACCATTGTAAAATCATCAGATGGAGATACTGTGTTTATACCATCACCTGTACCGAGTTTATAGTCTTGAAACATTACGTTTTTAGAACCATTAGCTTTTGCGTATGGTTCTATTCCACTTTTTGTTTTATCTTTACTAGTTGGATCATATTTATTAAATCCAAGTCCTTGCATTCCGTATGTACGACCGGGTCTATCCCCTTCTTTTCGATTTATACCATATATGGGTGATACTGTATTTAAGTTTATTCCTAACTTTGTATTTTTTTCTAATTGGTCTAACGTGGTGACTATTCTATCTGCTTCTCTTACACTAGAATACGTATTATCGTTAGAAGTAGATTCTACTGCATAATTTAAATTAGCTGTGTTACTTGCATCTCCTGCACCTTCACCGAATAAAGCTCCACGTATTGTATCTTTAGCTACACCCAATCCTTTTCCAAGAGCTTGTTTACCAATTGTTGTTGGGTTTCCTCCTCCTGTATCTTTTAGAAACTTACCTACTAATGTTCCATTTGGTCCATATGAATCTAATGTAACAGGATCAGTAGATTTTAAATCTTTAAATTCGTCTTTACCGATTAATCTAGTTGGTATTGCATTTGTAGGAATTCCTAATTTATCATTTACAAAATCTCTTGCTTGTTTAATTTTTCCACCTATTAATCCACCATCAGTACCTTGTCCTCCAACATCGGATGTCATTTCTTCAACAGCAGGTGTTGAACGAGTTGCAATACGTGTTGCCTCATTACCATATATAAGTGGATTATTTATCTCTACTAAAGATTTAATACGAATTCCACTTGTTTCTTGTTCTATGAAAGTTTCAGAATCTTTTTTAACTGCACCTTCTGCTGAACTTCCACCTGGAAATAATAATTCTTTATTTTGAAATAATTCTAATATTGTAGGCATAATTTATTAAGCTCTGTTTAATTTAAATTTATTCACTGCACTTCTTTCTCCTCTATCCATAACTACATTGGTAACTTTATCTCTATCTAAATAAATATCTCTCTGTGATGATGTTGCTTGTATTAATTGGTCCATCTTATTTAACATATTTGTTTCATATTCACTTAACGTACCACCTTCTATTGCACCAGCTTCAGATGATTCTCCTCCACCGAAACCAAATATCTCAGCAACAAGTGCAATTCCTGCAGATGCAGCGGCAATACCAATTAAAGTAGGTAATGCAAATATTCCAGCTGCTCCTAAGAACATCAATGAAGCTGCTAATCCCATAAATGCTAATGATAATAATCCAATTGGTGCAATTGTTCCCATAATTCCTTGAAGTAATGGAGTAAGTTGTGTTAATGTAGTCATTACACTTCCCATTCCTCCTCCAATCATCTGAAGTCCGAAACCTACCAAATTCAGCCCAACCCCTAATAATATCATTACTCCTGATAATCCTAATAATGAAGGCAATGCCAATGCTGATGCTAATCCTAAAATTCCCAATGAATATGCCAATGCAGCAATTTTGGCTACATTTTCTAATGTTACAACTTCTAAAACAGAAGATAATCCAGTAGCAAATGTACCCATACTTTCACTCATTGTTACAACTGCGGATGTAATCATTCCAAGTGCACTTCCTAGTACACTCATTCCAGCCCCAACCATCATGATTGCAATTCCTAATCCCATCATCACACCTACTCCCATTCCACCTAATACTCCTAAAATTGCTAGTGAAGCTCCTAATGCTAAAAGAGAATACGCAAACAATCCAACAAGTACTACTTGTTTTAAAGTTATACCTGCCATGAAAGTACCCAAGGCGGGTAATAATAATGAAAATCCTGCTGCTGCCATCATAATTCCGGCACCCATCATCATTGCTCCTGCTCCAATTAATGCTAAACTTGCACCCAATCCAACTCCTGCTGCAATTAATGCGGCTAATCCAAGTGCACCAACTCCAGAAACCATTGCTGTTCCTAATGCAATTAATGCAGGAACTAAAGCGGCTATTCCTCCAGCTGCAAGTGGTCCAGCTATTGCTAGTAACATCATTGCAGGTATACCTGCTAATAATATTCCAAATGCCAATCCTGTAAGAGCAACTGCTCCAATACCAGCAAATGTACTAGCCATAGCGGTTAAACCAGGTGCTAATGCAATTAAACCTGCTCCTGCTCCTGCTCCTAAGAGTGAAACTCCTAACATACCAGGAAGACCTGCTATTATTGCTACAAATCCAATTGCTGTTGGTATTAGGTTAAGTGCTCCGAAGAGAACTTTTGCATTACCCATTGCTTTTAATCCACCGGCAAGACTCTTTAATGATTTACCAGCTCCTCCACCTTTTGCTCCCTTTGTATCTGGAACTTTTACTTTATCAGCTACACTAGATGCTCCTTTACTTGCAACAGATTTAGCTCCTTTAGCAGCTCCTCCACCAATACCCATCATACTACCAACTTTGATAGCTGCTGCTTTTGCTAAATAGATAGGGTACATAATTAAATGTTTCAATCCTTTTTTCAAACTACCAACCATACCACCCATATCCATTCCAAGTGCTTTGAATCCTGTTCCCATTTGACCAGCTGCAGTAACCATACCACCCAATCCTTTAAGACCAGTACCAAGGTATTTATTTAATCCTGCATTTATTGATTCTCCTGCTACTGAAAAGTTTTCTGATATTACACTACCTAATGAACCTGCATTTTCCATTTTAGAGTTCATCTTCTGCAATTCTGCAACAGATACACCTAATAAATCAGCAGTTTGTTTCTTTTGGTAGTAATCCATTTTATTGAATGCATCTATACCACCAAGTTCTTTAAGAGTTTCTCTTGTTGCTCCTTCTATATCACCCGCATATGCAAGTTCTCTTGCTTTGTTAAGATTAATGTTTCTACCTAACATTGCCCCTAACTCTAATTCTTTTGTTACAGATGATTCGAAATCAAGTAATCCTTCTGCTATACCACTAAGTGTGGCCATATTTGTACCAAGTTTAGCGGCATATCCTGCAGCTCTTAGAATGTTCTCACCACCATCTTTACCAAATAATGCAAACTCTTCAGCTGAATTTGCTAAATCTCCCATCAATTGGGCTGGAATGATTCCATTTTGTTTTGCAAATTCTTGAGAGGTTTTTGACATATCTAATGCCACATCAGTTGAATTTCCATTCAACATTGAAAATGAGCTTACTAATTTGGTTGCCTCACTACCACTAATACCCATATTGGTAGCCATTAAACCAACACTTGCTTGTAATTCAAACGTTGCTTTGTTCGTATCACCAAGTGCTGCACTTAAATCTTTAGCAGTTGTTGCTGCATCACTAAATACTAATGATAATACACCAGCACTTCTCCCAACACCATCTGCTTGGAACATTGAAGTTCCTAATTCTGAATTTACTTCACCAATCTTACCAACAACTACACCAAATCCTGATATTAAACCACCTACAGCTCCTGTTATGTTACCATATAGAGTTTTAACGGTCATTAATGTACCTTGAATAGTTTTCTTTACACCTTCAAGTAGATCATGTTGGGATTGTATTAACTCTTTTTGTTCAGAACTCATGTCAGCATAATTCTGTGCTAAACTATTCTGTTGTTTTAGTGATTGAATAACTTTAGTATTTCCATGAAGAATCGTACCAAGAGATCCCATCTGGTCGTTATACTCATTTGTAAGAGCCGCTCGAGCTTCAACATCTTCCGAACCCAATTGTGCAATACTTCTATTGAGTTCTTGGATTTTAGTTATAGTTGATAGACCTTCTTTATCTATTGAAGTAATATCAGTTTTAAATTTAGTATTTTCTGAAGCTAATCTTAAACCTTCTGTTTGTAGGTCGTTTAAATCACCATACATAGAACCCATTGACTTGATAGAGCTTTCTTCACCTTTCAATGCATCTAACTTTTCTTGTCTAAGTTCTGATATTTCTTTTCTAAGTTCTTTTTGTTTTGAAATGAGAGATTCTAACTGCTTTTGTTCTTTTTCAGTTAGCGCAATAGATTTCTTCTGAAGTTCAATCTTTTCAGCTTGTACCTTCTTAGCTTCTTTTAATATCTCAGCATCATTTCTTGCCATTATAGTCTATTCCTAAGTTATATTATTTACTATAATCTGCGAAAAGCTTATCTAACTCACGCTTTTCTTTTTCGATTTGTTTCATCTTATCGAGTACTGCTTTAGGCATACCAGCTTTCTTAGCTTTATCTAAATGTCTCCTTGTAGTATTGGTTTTAACACCATCAAAGAAATCTCCGATAAACTTACTAATACCCAATCCCTCGTTTATATTTTTTTTAGCCATGTTGTCAATCCTATATATTTGTTCTTATATAAATATAAGACAAAAAAAAAGTGAGGAAGTATTACCTCCTCACATTTACATTTGGACCTCGTCCTCCTTTTTTCTTGGAGGCCTTGTCATGTTCTTCTTTTTCTTTTTTCTTAGCTTCTAATAACTTTTTGAAATAGAAATTTCTCCAATGGATTGGCATGAAGTAAACTTCTGACCAAGTAAATCCATTACCGTAATTAACCATTTCCCAAATTTGGTTATGAAGTTGGATCGAGTAATCACTCGGAAGGGTAAAAAAACCCAATCCCAAATGGGATATCAAGTGCCTCCTGCTCACCGGTTACATCTGAGGTGAAGTTGAATTTCAAATCCAAGTCAGGTGTAAACTCTTGTATGTACTTCCTAAGAGCTCTCGAATCTCTAGCAAGTAAACTGTTTTTTACGAAATTATTAATATATGCTCTATCTTCATTACCACCCACATCTTGAATCATGTATCTCAATCGAGTTGTAACATCTTGTGATACTACCTCACCTTTAGTTAATCTATTAAGTGCTTGTATTTCAGCATTAATATCTTTTTCATCTTTATGTGTTAGTAATCTAAATATAATTTTTTTCTTACCAAGTGGCAAATCAAAATCATATCTGTTTTCTGAATTTAAATTCTTTTCATCAACTTCTTTAACTTGAACTTTGGAAAGGTCTATGTTGACTTTTTGTTTTTCTCCTGATGATGGGTCTGTTATCTCTACTTGATAATCTTTTCCATATCCTAAGATACGTGTTGCTAATAAAATAGCATTCTTATCACCAATGAATATATCACCTACATCAACTCCACTATCTACAACTACAGATTCGAATAATTTATCAAGTACCACTCCTTTTTTAATAAGGTTCTGTGATGCTAATATATCCTCTTCTTTAGCTGTCATATACTTTATTTCAATCGTACCCTTTGATAAAGGATTTGATTCGGGATAAAGTTTACCCTTAGATGGAAGATCTATTACTTCCGTTGGAAAATCATACTTTGCCATAACTTCTTTAATTGTTTTGTTCGTATATAAATATATAACTTTTAAAAAATGAGAAAAAAAAAGGCTCTCACTAAGAGAACCTTCTTCACTAAAATATATTTAATTTGATTATTAGAATTCTAAGATTGCGTAATCATAAGATAATGTTAACGTGATTTCTGCTGGGTCATTTGAACTCCAATCTAAATCATTAAACACTGCGTTATTGATAAATGCACCTTTAAGAGTCCATTGTTCAATCTTATCACCAACTGGTCCTAGTAGGTAACATTGGATATCTTTCTTATAGAAATCTGCATATCCATCTCTACCTGTAATAGATTCGTGTGATGTTCTCACCCACTCCATTACTGCTTGAGCTCCACTTGGAACGATTGGGTCAAATAATGTAATTTCTACATCTTGCCATTCTCCCTTACCCTTTAATTTACGTTTAACGTTAATGTGGTCTAGGGTTATAGTTTCAAATTGAATTGAAGGTCTATTTGCTGTTTTTATTAGATATGAAGGGATACCATCGATTTCCATGATGAATCTGTTCTTCATCTTTGGTTCGAAATTCGTATAAAACATATCGTTAAATTCTAATACTTCTGCCATGTTGTTTTTCTCCTATTATATTAATAAATATATAGTTTTTTAGTTTTTAATTAATTATGCCGTAAAAGATGCTCCAGTTGGTAAAATATTGAAATCTAACACGATGAATTCAGCAGTTTTAGTTGGTTGTAAGAAAATCTGTCCAGCCAATATATTTCTGTCGATTACATCTGGTGTGTTATTACTCTCGTCCATTACCACTCTAAATGCATATAATCCTTGTCTTTGTTGTATTCCTTCTAAATAAGGATTCACAGTATTTAAGAATTTACCTCTTGTTGTAGAAGTATTTTGTTCAAATACTAAGTATCTTGATGTTGAAGCAATATACTTCTTAACTTTAATCATCAATCTTCTAACATTGATTCTATCAAGTGCCGATGCTTTATCTTGAAGAGTCTTTTGTCCAAATGCTACGATACCTTCTCCAGGGAACTGAGCGATTGGATTAATTTTTCCTTCATATAATTCATCTCTTTCAGCGTGTGTTAATCTGTTTAGTACAGATATAGCACCTACTATACCACCTCTATTTAAACCTGCTGGTGCGAACCATTCGGCTGCAACTGCATCGTTAGAAGCATATATCCCAGGCATCAATACTGATGGTGGAACTGAAATTAACTTGTTAGTTCTTGAATCAATTGTTTTAACCCATGGGTAGTATGTACCTACGTAGTTAGAATCAACTGCTGCTCCTTGTTCGATAGCTTGTGATATTGAATCACCTGCTCCAACAGAATCACCTATGAAGAAACAATCTTCTCTAGCTTCACACATATCAACTACTTTGTCAAATACATATGAGTGGTGTCTTCTTACAATACCAGGTGCAGATACCAAGTTGATATCAAAATCATCTGGGTTAGATACTGCTGCAATTGCTTTCACATATGCAACCGAACCTACTGCAATTGAAGTTGATAAGTTAAACCCTTGTGAGTTACCACTTGATATATTAGCTCCCAAATCGATAGATATTGTTGGGTCTATCCCATCAAATCCACCTTGGAAACCTACTGTAAATTGTCTTTTGTTCATATCAGCTGAAAGTGAACCGGTTAGTTCATATCCATATGCCTTAGTTCCTCCAACTACATTTACTGTTCCATCAAATGCAAATACTGTGTTTCCACCTTGTGTTGCTGATGTTGGTATTGGAGATAAATAATTGTTGTTATCTATCTTAACTTGAGCAGTTTCTAAATCAATACCACTAAATGATACATTTTTAGATGCTGAATTTGCATCAGAACCAGTATTAAATAATACTGATGGTACGATACTTTCTCCAAGTCCATGAGAACCAATATTACCAACGAAAATTGGATTGTAATATTTATCATGTGCAAATGGTCCAGCAACGATAGGATGAGCTCCCTCTGCAACACATTCTACTCTTACGAATTTAGAACGGTTAGGGTAATCACCATTTTCTGTTTGCTTTCCAAGTGTATCAATAACTAAGTTTCTATCACCAATTACTTTTTTGATGTAATTAGGAGAAGCTGGGTCTAAGTTTAAGTTATTATAAGTTTCTAATACTGATTTTCTTTTATCCGTATCAGAGTATCCTCTAATCATTAATGAGAAGGTAGCGTAATCAGTTGCATTAGATGAACCTGCTGCTTTTACATTAAATATAGATACTTTATATTCTTTATTGTATACAGTACCATCACCGATAGTATGTAATTTGAAAAGGTTGTGTCTTTCACCAGATACTAACTGAGATTGTATCCATGGTGTAGAAGAATGTTGCATATCAAACGCTAATGCTTGGTCTGCTAATGTAATCATAGATACTTGTTCTTGACCATTTGAAATTGCAGTAGCTGCTGCTTTTTCAAAGTAGTTATATGCGTATCCATCTTTAGTTCCTCTTGGATTAATACCGAAAACATCACCTATATCATTTCCAGCTGAAGGATTAATAGAAGCTGATATTCCAGATTCTCCTACAAGTGTTATTTCAAAAGCGGATGCTGATACAGATGCAGCTACTGCTGAACCTGCTAATGTTCCACTTCCTAAATGTGTTTCAAATAATGTTCCTATGATTTTTTGACCCGATACAGAACCACTACTTACTATAGATACTGGTGCTGTTTGGGTATACCCACCTTGATGACCAACACGAACAATAGTTACTGTTCCTGCTTCTCTAAGATAGTTTTGTACGGTATATCCTGTATAGTATGATCCATCAGGTGTACCGAAAATTTGTTCGAATTCCGATTGGGTGTTAACAATTGTTGGTACGAATGCTGGTCCTTTGTGAAAAGGTCCTATTACAGCTGCTCCGATTTCTCCAACTCCTTGTGATAAGAAAGAAAGGTCATTTTCTCTCGTAAAAACCCCAGGTGATACAATTTTTTCTGCCATGTTTATTACTCCTTGTTATATTGTGTTGAATGTTGATACTCTTATATAAGTATAATCTATTTTATCTAAAATACATTTTATGGGTTAACTTCCTCTAAAATTTCTTTATTTTTTTCAGTTGGTGTAAATGTATTAGTTTCTGGATCATAATTTCCATCACCATATGTATCATTTAAACCTTTAAAAAGTTCTTGCTCTTTCTGTACTAAATCAGAATGTTTATTTAACAAATCTTGTTCAACTACATCAAGCTCATCGATTCTTCTTTTCTTTTCTATTGCCAACTGTCCCAATCTTGTGAATACATTTGCAACATCTTGTCTCAAATCAGTTATTGATTGGACTTCTTCTTTTGTAAACTTAAGTGCTTTCGCCATCTTTTTTTATTTTTGTGAATTATTATGTAATATATATAAATATATAGATTTTTCTCAAACGTAAAATTTATCTCTAACTAACTGTAAATGTTAGTGTACTTGAGTAGCTACTCAATAACCCATTTGTTGAGTATTGTCTTACTCTTGCATATCTTGTACCAGTTCCAATATCAAACGAATCTCCTATTTCTGTAGTTTGTAAAAATACGTTTGACCATAATGTTTCATTAACCAATGGTGAAGAAAAATCTGAATTGTTATCTATTTGTACATCGTATACATCATTTGTACCATCTCCGGTCCAAGATAATTTAAGAGTACCATTTGTCCATACTAATGATGTTGGTGCACTACCACCTGTTTCATCAGAATGTGAATTTCCTCCTTTATTATGAGTTATATACCCATTAACTAAATATGTATCATTTGTTTCAACATCAATTGAAACTATTTCAGTTGTTGAATTAATAGCAACTATAGAAACAACATCAACTTCAGTAATATTACCTGAAACTTCTTTTATTAATTTATCGTTTGTATTAATGTTCATCATTTCTTTGAACCTATATTCACTATCACTACCATCCTTTACCAACATTGGGTGTTCACCAGTTGCAGTTACCTCTCCATCATTTATATTATAAATTCTACTAGCAAATGAATATGTTAAGTTTTCAACAGATACATCTTCTGCAGTTGTTGATAATGATGTAGCTGACCAATCTAGGAATGTACTTTCATCAGTACCTAATCCTCCGATTGAAAATCCTCTCAACTCATCTCCTTCTTCTAAATCCCCAACTTCTATAATAGTACCATCTGAAAGTGTTACAGGTGAATCTACGGTTAAACATAATGCTGCTGAGTTTCCATCATATGAATCTACTGCAAAAACAGTTTTTCCGATATTTGTATTATATCGTGTTGCGTGGTCATTAAAACCATCATTAAATTTTCCATTAAGTGTATGTGACTGTGCACCTAATAAGGTTGTTTGTGAACTTGCTCCTTGTGGGTTTATTGAACCAACTGTAATTACGGCAGTTAAATCTTGATTTGATGCTATACTTAAAAAACCAGCAGTATCTCCTGAAGAATTGAAAGTTGGAGTTACTGACCAAGTAAAGTTTTGATATCTTGAAGATATCTGTGTAAATTTAGAACCTGCTCCTGAGAAACTCATATCATATGTTTCATTAGTAGCTTCTACTGCATATGTAAATCCTCCCAAGGTTGAATCTACAGAATCAATTGCATAATCATCTAACTTTACAATAGTTCCTGCTGAACTATTTATTGCATTTAATGATACATTCGAACTTTGAGTAATTCCACGTGCTCCTGCTAAACCATTTAAACTGAGTGTATCTCCTGAACTTCTTGCCATGTTGTTGTTTCCTATATATTATAAATATAAACTAATTCGTCTATCCACTTATCCTTATTTGTGAAATTTTCTTTCATATATGATTTTAAAGATAAGAACCATTGATTCTTTTCTTCATAAGGAGTATCCGTTAACTCTCTATAAATATCACCAAATTCTTTTTTAGTTGATGCACGATAAGGATAATTAAAATCTTTACACCAAGTTTTGTGTAAAATTGGTAATTTACCATAATCTACTGCTTCAAATATACCATATCCAAACGGTTCATTATTAAAACATGAATGTGAGATACCCCAATCCATATTATAGAATGTATCTCTGTATTCAGACTTATAATGATAAGTTTTCATTTTACGAGTATCCATTTTCAATCCGTTTTTCCAAAGAACATTAAATTCACTTGAATTAGTGAATACATATGATGGAAGTCCATCTAAGTAACGTGGATTCTTTCTACCTTCACTTCTTGCTGCAAATCCAATTCGTTTTGAATCAGATAATGGTAAGTTTTGTTTAAATTCGTAAAAATTAGGTATATTTTTGTTTTCTATCAATATATCAAATAAACCAACCCATATAGAATGACTTGATATCTCATTTATTTCAGTTTCCCATACTGAATCCATATATGGGTGTTGTGCAAATGAACTATCATTTCCCATTGATGATTTTAATATATGATCTACTGAGTTATGTAATATGTTTGAATGTATTTTGTCTTTATTCTCTACTATTACTTTCATTGGAGTATAATGTCCATGTAATATATTAATTCTTCTTGCTCCGTTACATAATTCTTCAAATTTTTTAATATCATCACCATGCCAATGAGCTTCTATTGGAAATTCATAATCTTCATGTCCTTTTGGTTTGTTTCTATGTAAAAGTAGAATAGGTTTTACCTTTAATTTAGGAGCAATTAACTCCATCCATAAATTTACCCATGTATCAGTACCAGCATTTACCCAAGGGCCACCACCTGTAGTATAATACACATCATATACCATAAATTTATTTTTTTACAATTATTTTTCCTACAAATGTAGTTGAGAATACAATAGTTACTCTGTTTGCTGAATTTGATGTTACTGATTCTGCTTGTTCTTGTTGTGAAGTTGAAGTATTCCAACATTGTACTATTGGATATTGTTCATTTAAGTTGTGGTCTACTGCATATGAAGATGCTCCACTAACTGTTTCTTTATGAGTAGTTAAATCTGTTATTTGTGAAGAACCACTAACGATTCCACTTGGAACACTTGTAAAATTACCATAATTTAGGTAATATGTTCCATCTTCACCATCTAATA